CTATGGGAACTCAAGAAGAAAGGCATTGATAGCTATTTGGCGGCAACTTGCGAGGCAAGCATTACAAAATTTGAAAGCTCTCCCGCAGATTCAACAGATGTCGGGACGATTCAGGGTGATGGGGAATTGCCAAATTTGTCAGACGACAAAAATTGGATTTTGTTTTCAGTAAACGGAACAAAAGATGGCGCAAAAAACAAATGGTTAAACACATACACCTACAAGGCAAGCGGCAAGGGTGGCTGGGACACTAAACTCTATTGATAATTATGGCATTTGGTAGCTGGGAACATACTAAAAAAGAAAAACGCTACGATGACAGGCAAGGGCAAGACCTTGTTACAGATTTTTATGAAATGTTATCGGTTACAGAACCCGGCCCTAAATCGGCAAAGTCGGGTTCTTTTGATCGAGCTTACGAGTATCAAGACGGATTAGCTACATACCAAGAAAGCTATTATGAGGGCAATTCCGACCCTAACGATGGATTCACATACAATACAACGCTATCACAGGAACCTCTTGAAACGCACCCCCGCTACAGAAGTGGTGGCGACAAAGAAATTGCGGATTCTGAATGGGAAAAATATCGGAAATATGTTGATGCAGGAGATACATCATGGAGTCCCAATGATGGGACAGCGGAGTTTAAAGATTTTTGGGAGTTAAAACAAAAAGGAGTTGATACTTGGTTAAGCTACAGCATTGAGGCGCAGGTAACATCAATTGAAACTAGTAAACCCCCTGTTGCAAAAGTGGGGCGAATCGACACATTGCCGCCCCCTCGCGCCATTACACTTCGTGGGGGCAGGACTTGGATGCTCGTTTCTGTTGACGCAGAAAAATTAGGGGTAGGCAGTTCTGCAAAATGGCGCGTAACAAAAACCTACCGCTCTAGCGGAGAGGGCGGCTGGGACACTGACATTTACAATAACGCATGAAAATTCCTTCAAAAATATCGGCTCGCGCTGGCGGTTCCGCAACTGTTCCAGCATCTATGTGGAACGAATTGATTGATTATCTTCGCAGCACTCGGATTTCGCCAAGCGTTGGGGTTCGTCCGATTGTAACATCGCAAGGAACCGTGCTTGTTGCTCCAAAACCAAAACCAACACAAGCGGCAACTATATTACACCCGTTTAAAATTTCCGCATTTGCAAAGACTAGCGATAGTGGAGACATTACAGGATATTACGCAACTGTAACGCCGGGAACTATAAATTTAGTTTTAACAAGCAATCACTTTGAATCGGACAAGTTGAAGGAATTTACTTATGCAAAAGATAGTCTTACATATTTTTATTTAAATTGCACAATAAATGCGGATGGCTCTATTACTCAATCAAGTCTTGAAACAGATGCGCAAGTTCGCGCTCCAGAACCGTCAGGGCTATTTTCTCCACCTACTGAATTAAATGCTCTAATTGGGGCTACTTACAATGGGGCGGTATATCAAGCCGTAACTACAAACCTATCAGCAAAACTTCAAACAACTTCTGTTGTAGAAAAAAGCACTTATGATATAGGTAGGTATCCATTTGATTTATATTTAAATTGGGGTGTAACTGCGTAAATATGACAACATGGAAATATTGTTTTTTTGCTGATTTTTGCGTCTCTTATACACAAGTAGAAGTTGGCGGATGCAGATGCGTTAGCGAGGACGATGGTTTTGCGGTAATGACTTATGCGATCAACACGGTTACTGGAGGAACCTGCGCTTGCAATGGTGGTGGAGGCGGCGGCGGCAACGATAACACAGAATCATCATCTTATCGACCATTATCAGAATTTCGCAAAGGTATTGAATGGGCTACAATAGGGACTGGAGTTACACAACCTTCATATACCGCTAATTATACAGCTAGTGGATCAAATAACAGCTATGCAACATTTTGGGATGTTCCAGAGGGAGAAGATACCCCACAAGAAACAACGGAAAGTGGATCAGGTTCAGGTTCAACAAATAATTTCACCATTATATCGGAAAATGGAGCGGAGGAATATAAATACGCTGATAGAACAGTTCGCATATCACCAGAAGGAAAAGTGTCAGATATTCATATTTATTATTCGCATAATGGTAATTCTTACATAAAAGCTACGACCACCACTACAAATCATGCCAAGGGGTATGGAAGTGATAAACCAACCATGCCTGACTTTACCTTTTACAAAACAACAAAAGGAACTGAAACGACTTCTACGACATATACGGGGGTATCTAAAGTTGGGAACGATTGGTTTAAATGCGCTTTAATGCAAACCACTTATTCAACCTCGAAAGGATTTAAAGTAGGAACAACAACATCTATAAGCGCAGAACAAAGTTGCGTTACTACTTCAACTACTTCGTTATCTACAAATGCTACAAACGGGACAGGAACGGTTTCAACGCATAAGACTTTTTTTACGACTTCAACAAAAACATACACCTATATAATCGGCACAATAACATCAACATCAATGTCATTAAAATCGACTGAATTTACTACCTATGTTGATTCTTATTGGAAAACAACAATGCACACTCATTTAGAGCTTGATAAAGGAATTGTTTTTTATTTATTGAAAAGCGGGACAAATGAATCTGGTGTTTTAACAGATTTTTACGATGTAATCTCTACTGGATATACAACAAAACTAACTAATTATTATTATGATACATCTGTAATTCATAATTATGAAGCTGGAATCGGGGATGAAGGAACCGCTGACTTTGGAAAGCAATTGATTTGCGGGCCAAAATCAATAAAATCTTCAAAATCGGTTTTTTTTACAAATGGTTGGTCTACAAGTTCAAGCAGTGGGTATTATTATGACGCATACGAAAATAGCACTGATTATGAAGGTTTAATTCCAGTTACTACCGGTGTTTGGGTTAATAACGGAAATCCATTGTATTATAGCAATATATTGTTCGCTTTGTTTAATGGAGTAAGAGATTTTGGTGGTTCTAGCGGAACAGGTATTTTTGATTCTTATGGCCAAGCGGTTGATGTTTTCGGGGCATCTACTAATTACAGGTTTTCTACCACCGCTAAAATGGGTCGCCCAAAAATAATGACGCCTTCAATAACATCGTCGCAAGATTCTTGGGCTGAGTCTGTGACTGATAATTCAGATGATCCTGATACTCTTGCCCATATTACACGCGAACTTGATGGTGAATCTCAATGGGGAATTGCAATGGGCGGGAATGTTCACAGACGACGAAAAGTAACAAATTTTTGGTTTCGGCACGGCCCAATTGCTTCGCATCTTGTTTTTGTAAATAATGGATGGGCTGTTTTAAATAAAAGCTCCGTTAGCGTTGTTGAGGGAGTAAACATTGAAAGCGGTCATACATATACAGTTGCTACATATACTAATTCAGAATCAACTGGAAAAACTTTCACGCATGGCAGTTTTAATACAGCATTAGCTCAACAATGGTTTTTAAACGGCGTTTATACCCCGCAAAATCAATCTACTTCATGGGTTGAAAACAATGCGTCTAAAACTATATCACTATATGGTGGATATGTTTATTATACAACAAAGTCTTCTTCTAGTTCATCAACAGCTTCATTTTCAATTATTGAATCTGGAAGCGGTGTAAAAGCAGCATCCGTTGTTACAAATATAATCCCTAATCAAGACCTGCTAGGAGTTCCAGATTTCACGAGGTTTGGGAAATTATGCGGCGGCGTTGCTCCGCACGGTGAAAAATTGACAGTAATAATTACTCCCGGCTTTTATCAAACTACAACATTAAGCAATCCTTCAACAAAAGAAGGCGAAAAAGTAGATTACTCTTTTTTAGAAAGAATGGAAAACAAAGAGTGCTATGTTCGACATGATGGGTTCGGAGGAAAAGAAAATTGGGCTGCTAATATTCCACACATGGAGAAGTTTTAAATGATAGATAATCTTACTATTACAGTTTCAGCAACGAGATCATACTTGTTTGCATGGAAGCAATGTTTAAGAGCAATTGTTGCCGCCGCATCGTTTTGTAAAGATGTGAATTTTATTTTTGCTACCGACGATAGCATTGAAGGCAGAAAAGCTGTCGAGTTTGCTGAAAAAGAAATCCCTGATGGATGGAGAATAATTGCCTTAAAACTCCCAATTAAAGATGATACATCAACTAGATACAAAGAAGAAGCTCAACTACGAATTGCCGCATTGCAGGGCGCGGCATTTTCAGAGGCTCGACGCATTAGGTCAAATGCGTGCTGGGTGGTTGAAAGTGATGTGGTCGTTCCGCCTGATTCATTGCAAGTTTTGGAGTGGGTTTTAAAAATGCCAACAGCAAACGGATCGCCGTTTTACGATGTCGCCGCCGCTACCTACTCAAACGGGCTTTTTCTAGGAGGATTCGGCTCGCCACAGCACCATATCGCCGAGGATTTCCTTCCATCCGAAAAGAAGATGCCCGCCAGATTAAAGCTCTGCTTTGAAAAATGCGGCGAGCGTTTGTCTCAAAAGGCAACCAATGAAACCGAGTGGAAATCCCTTCAACCAATGTTTGAAAAAGAAGGCAAGCGCATGGGGCGTCTTCGCGAGCGCATCAAAAACTGCCCGCCGGATGGCAATGTGTGGGAAGTCACGGCAAAGCACGGTTGGCGGCGGCGCGGATGGATGGATTTCGCCTATCCCTCCATTGGACGCGGAGCCATTGTGCCGTCCGATTGGTGCGGGCTTGGATGCACTCTGCTTTCAGCCCGTGCGTTGGCTCATGCTGATTTTACAGGCTACGAAGGCAAAGGCACACAAGACCTTTTCCTCTGCTGGTCTAGGTGGTATCCGGCATCTCTTAAAATCGCTTGCGTTCCACACATTGTTTGCGACCACATAAAACGGAAGCCAACCGACGCTCCAACCGACGCTCCAGAAATTATTCATTATCGAGCCTACCATGAAACAGAAGGAGAACATCGCGGGCATTTGCGAGTAAAATCACAAGGCTTTGTTTCTGTATGAATAAATATCAAACCAAGGATTTTTTGAAACAACGAATTGAGTTATGTCTTATTAGGACAATTTCTTTTATTCAGTCTGCAAAAGAGTTTTCTAAATCTAACTTTACTTTGTGCGATCACAGTATTGCAGAAGAAAGGCATAAAATTTGTGAAACTTGCGAAAAATTTGACGGCACAGAAATGCTTGGTCTTGGGAAATGCAATGAATGCGGATGCGCTGTTTGGGCTAAAAACCTTATGGCAAGCGAGCGTTGCCCAATAGGGAAATGGGAGTCCGTTATTTTGCCTGATGACATAGAATCAAAAGAACAAAGTTGATTTAGCATTGTATGAATCCAGCGCAACTCCATAAAGACACGCTTTACTGCGAGAACCCTCTGGCCCACTCCGAGAGAGAGCTTTACAAGTTTGAAATTCCAGAAACGGTGTTCGTCGCGCTCAATAAACTGCAACCTGATTTGACATCAAAAGGTGTTGTAGTTGCTGATGAAACTTTACCTGAACATTGACACGCGAGATTTTTATTCGTCTCCAATAGCAGACTTCCCGCTAAAGCGGTTATCTTTAAAGCGCAGGGATTCATACAACATTGAGGTTGTTTTTTTTAAAAACAAACGGGCTACTTCGCTTGAGAGCGGATTTTCTGGATTTTTAAGCGTCAAGAAAATTAACAACTACTCTAGCAATCACTTAGCATCTTCTCCAAACTGGACAGAGAATGCGGGTTCAACAACGACCTATTCGTTTTTGCTGAACCTCAACACGGTCGAAATCAATAACGAATTTGCCCTTCTTGGAGCATCTTCAACTCCATTGCAGACAATGCTAGAAATACAATGGAGCAATGGGGTTATTGTAAATTCCTCATCAACCTTGGTGACTACAATCAACAATGATGTGATCGGCGGCGGCGAAGGGCTTCCTGTAATTACACCAGACACTTTAGCAACCCAAGCAGAAGCAGAGGCGGGTGTTGACAACATCAAATACATGAGTCCTCTGCGCGTCCGTCAGTTTTTGAGTCATGTTACCAAGGATGACGCCTTGACTTCCGAACTAGAAATAGATGCGGGAACATTTTAATCAAACCAAAACCAAAACCAAAACCTTATAAACCATTATGGCAAATCCAATTATTAAAATCTTACGCGGTGCAACAGCACCTAGCGCAACTCTCCAAGCGGGTCAACTCGCGATGGATCAAGTCGCAAAAAATCTCTACCTCGGCGTTGAAGTCGCAGGAGTCGTCACCAACGAAATCGTTGGCGGCAACGGCACTTTTGCCACTCACACCGATGTTACAACCGCAGTTACCAATGCAACTGGCTCGCTCGGAACGATGTCCACGCAGGATGCCGATGCCGTTGCGATTACTGGCGGCACGATTGATGGCACGACCATCGGCGCGACTACCCCTTCGACTGGTAAATTTACATCTCTTATTGTCACCGCGAATGACATTACTATGTCTAGCTCTGGGAATATCGACATGCAGACTGGTCGGATTACTAATCTGGGTGCGCCAGTAAACGCCAATGATTCGGTTCGTTTAACCGACCTCGATACGGCCATTTCCGCTCTTGGATCGGTGTTCCATTATGTTGGCGATCTTTCGACCAACATTATTGCCACTGGCCCGTCGAATGTCAATGACCTAACGCTCGCCACTGACCAGACCACGGGTAGCTACTACCGAGTGGATGTCGCAGGCACTTACACCGCTGGCAGTGACTCGTTCGCGCTTAAGGTCGGGGACGCCATCGTTAAAACTAGCACGGGCTGGCAAAAGCTCGACAATGTGGATGTTGTTGTTAGCGGAACTACAGACGAAATCTCCGTAACTGGCGACGAGAATGCTGGCTACACGGTTTCCATTGATCCTGTTTTCTCAGGACGGGTCGGCGACCTCGAAACCAAGACGCAGAACATTGACCTTGCTCTTACGACTGCGGGAACGACCACGATCAATGGCGATTTCACCGTGGATGCTGGCGGCGGAGCATACATGATTAGAGCTACTGGTTCAGTGGTCGAATTTAACGAAAGTGGTAATAGTGTTGGTGTTAGAGTTCACTCCACGCTCGATCTCGTTGATTCTGATTGGGGTCTTGGTGATTCAACAGATGGCTATATCGCCCTCCAAGCAGCAGGACATTTGGTCGGTGTCAATCACACCTATGGTGGATCGTCCCAAATGAGCAAAATCGAAAACTTCATCATCGACGGTGGAGTTTACTAAAAATCCCTAACCCCAAAGACCCTCGCGGGTTCCAATCCCGCGAGGGCAACCCATTCTATAATGGCATCTCCAATCATCATTCCCAAAAAAAGCACTATTGCTGGCAAGGTTCCTCTCCCAGAGCAACTTAGCGGAGGGGAGGTTTGCGTAAATTGGGCCGATCAGGTCTGGCAGGGCAAACACCCAACGACGAATGGCGTAGTCCCTATCGGTGCGCCTGCCATTCACAGCCACGACGAATTGTATTCGCTCGATCAGTCTCAGCACATTGAGCTTCAAAACAATGGCGACTTAACGCTACCCAACGGCGGCACGATTTCGGATTCTCCCGTAGCCGAGGGATCACTCACTTTCACGCCGCCAAGCGCAACTAACCAATGGACGCTCGGTATAGATGGTAGCACAATTTTACCTAATAACACTTTAAAAGGTTATTCTTTCACCGCCACTAACACTGTTACTAATTATATTCCGCAAGCAGGGTCTTTTTTATACTCTGACAATGCAATACTAGGTTTAATTACCTCAATAGGCGGAGCGTGGTATATTAAAGGGCCGGGTTTAATGGGCTGGAAGCAGATAACGCAAGCGCAGGACAATAGCGGAGTTGCGTTAATTTTAAGGATCGGCAGTGGGAATACTCCATTGCCAGACGGATCAGAATTTCCTTCGGGCGGCGGTAATGTTTACACAATCAGTCAATACCTTGAATTTGATCTCAAGGTTGCTGACAAGACTTGGGTATTCAACAAAGACGGCGATTTAACACTGCCCGCTAGTGGTGATATTTTAGACAGTAATGGAACATCGGTTTTGGGTGGTGGCGGCCAACCCACCTCACACAAATCCTCCCATGCCACAGGCGGAACGGATGCTTTGTCGCCTTCTGATATTGGCGCAGTAGCCAACGGCGGCGGCGCATCCACCATCTCCGTCATGACTGAAGCCGCCTACACAGCCCTGCCTACTAAGGATACCAACACAATCTATGTCTTGATATGATTCTTAATCAGGCCAAGAAGATCAAAAAAGGCACTACCGATGTCATGGCAGTGTATCGGGGAATGACGCTTGTATGGTCGGCGGCCAAGGAAGAGCTGTGGACTTTTGCCTCTGGCTTGTCTAGCACGATCACTGGCTTCCGTGCCGTTTTCACTGGGGCTGTGAACGCTTTGCTAGGCTCCGCGTCCACGGCTCTCACCAGCAATATCTCGACCGACCTGACCGCGTCTTCTACTACACTCGACCTTTCCCCGCCATCCAGCGTAACCAGAATTACTTGCGGCACAAGCTCGCCCAAGCTCGGCGGGACGATTGATGTCTCTAGTTTCCCAAACCTCACTAGCATTATCTGCGCAGGCAACGGCATCACCAATTTCCAAGGCTACGGATCGCTTACGAATCTTGTTGATATAGATTTACGCGATAATGAATTTAACCAAGTTGGCTTTGAGACTCTTACCAATAAACCCAACCTTCGCACACTGAATTTTGCGGGTAGGGTGGGCAACCAATACATAAATTGGACAGGAGCATTCCCAGACCTCTCGGCTATTACAACTCTAGCCGCAGTCCTTATCAACAACTCCTCATTAACGGGCAGCAACCTAAATCTATCTGCGCTGAATAACCTTACGAGTTTACATATCCACGCCAACCTGCTGTCCGGCGCATTCCCTATTCTCCCCACTGGAGCAAACTCGAAGATTGTTTCCATGAATGTAGGCCAAAACAAAACGACGCGCTTCACAGGGACTCCTCCACTTCTCACGGATCACCCTGCTTGCACTAGCCTTGCGTATTCCAACAACGATGTTGCTGGCCCTATACAGGATTTAAGTGTGCGCCCGACGCTGACGAATTTCTGGTGTTCTGGGTGTTTGCACACCGGAGACATTCCAAATCTTTCCTCCCACACCGCCCTCGCCATATTCCGCGCCGATGCTCAGAGAGGAACTACGAAGCTCACAGGCTTCGCAGGCGGCACGGTATCAGCAACGCTCGGCGATTTTTGGGCGAACACCAATCAACTCACTGCTGCTGCCGTAAACGCCATCCTCGCCGCATTTGTCGCCGCAGGACGCGTCAAGACCCCCACCAACACTTGCACCATCCAACTCGGCGGCACAGGAAATGCGGCCCCTACCGGACAAGGAATCACCGACAAACAAACCTTGCAAGCCCGAGGCTGGACAGTAACCACCAACTAATTATGCGAAGCATCAATCAACCTAACGAAGTCGAAACCACCGCAGACGAGTGGTGGTTCATCTACGACGAATCCGCGCTTACCCTCGTAATACCGCCACAGCAATGCAGCGGGCGCACCTCCTCCCCGCACACCATGGTCATCTGCGACACGGAGGAAGAGTGCCGCGCTGAAGTCGCCCTTTTGGGCTTGAAAGAAGAACAGCAATGAGCGACCTCGGCAAACATTTTGACTTCGGCCTCAAAATCGCCACCACCGTCGCCCTTCTCGCCGTCGCCCTTCTCGGCACAAAGTTTGTGACCAAGGAGGAGTTTACGGCGGCGAACTCTCGCATTGAAAAGATTGAAGCAGTTCTTATCCGTATGGAGCAGAACGCTGTAACGGACGCTAGGCACGATAACACCCTCAACGACCACGAAAACCGCATCCGCACACTCGAACGAAAATGACTTGGGACTTACCAGCAATGATGAAATCGGGGATTGATTTGATCGACAAATTTATCCCCGACACCGACGCCAAAAACAGGGCTAAAGAGGCTTGGCAACTTCGTGTGCTGGAAATCGCCGCACAAGAGGCAACTCAGCAATCCACCACCAACACCGCCGAGGCGCAACACACTTCTTTGTTTGTAAGCGGCTGGCGACCCGCAGTTGGCTGGGTGTGTGCATTCTCTTTCGGCTGGATTTGCTTCGGGCAGCCCCTGTTTTCGTGGACTTATGTGCTAGTCACTAAACAGCCCGCCCCTGTCGTAGAACTCCCCACCGAAATGCTAATGACCACCCTTCTTGGAATGCTTGGCCTCGGAACACTTCGCACATTGGAAAAAATGAAAGGGGTAAACGCCCGATGACTTTAGACACTCGTTCGGAACGCAACATTTCGACACTTCATCCGAAGGTTCAGAAAATGGCGCGTGTGTTTATGAATGCGGCTATACCCATAGCCAAAGCCAAAGGTTATGATGTTCGTATTATTTCCGGCACACGATCCTTTGCGGAACAAGACGCTATTTACGCGCAAGGTCGAACAGCCAAAGGAAAAATTGTAACGAACGCAAGGGGCGGTTACTCAAATCACAATTTTGGAATTGCATTTGATGTAGGGGTCTTCAAAGACACGCTCTATTTCGGCACACATCCGTTATACGACGAACTAGGTCTTGTCGGTGAATCTTTGGGCTTTGAATGGGGAGGGCGATGGAAAAAAATGGTTGATAAACCACACTTCCAAGCCAAGACAGGATTGACGATAGCCCAAATGCGCGAGCGAGTGAACGCAAAGCAAGACATTGTAGCTTGACATTGCGTTCGTGGTGTCCGACACCACGATTCGTGAATTATCATATTCCCTCATTCGTAGTTGATTTCGCATCCGAGATTGACACGCTGGAAGACGAGCTTTGCGATAGATTCGGTCTTACAGAAAAACAAGCTAACGAAATCGCAGAGTGGCATCGCGGCGAGTTGGAAAACAATGGAGAAAAAAGTAACTCCAAAACACTTCAACTCATCGCTGGCGGGTTGCTTGAAAAAGGCAACATCAAAATCAAAACACTCGGCCTGATTTTTGCAGGCGGGTTTAATTTGATGAACGGCTGGAAAAGCGAACGCGAGGCGGCTCGGATGACGGGATTCACAGTCGCCGCGATAAATCAAGCAAAAGATTTTTGGGTGCGCTTACTTGATTTGCCGCGCCAGAACTGCAAGAGCGACGAGGCGCGTGAAAAATATCGCGTCAACGGCGTCAGCAATCATTGGAGAAACAGACGATCACTTACTGTATGATGACACTACCACTCGCAGATATTGGCAACCTCGTAGAAATTTCTGGATCGGGGTTGAAAATGCACCCTGAAATTACCGAGGAGCAAAGCCGTCATGTTTTTGAAGTCATTGCTCAAATGGATACCTCGATGGATTTCATCATCGGGGATTGGATTCAACAGCACTCCACGCGCTTTGGAAGGGACTCCGCAGAGGAAATTCTGAATCAACTAGAGTTTGATTTTGTTCGTGCGATGCGGTGCGAAAAGATCGCGACAATCTCGCCGTTCAATCGGAATCCCTCACTCACTGCCGCGCATCATCACGCCGTTGCTCGCAATGTTAAAGAATCAGAGCAACAACAGGAATGGTTGAGAACTGCCGAGGGCAAAAAACTTGCCCCTGATGAACTCGCTCGCTCCATTCGCGCCGGAAGGGTCATCAAAAACGAGGAGCGCAACAAAGAGTTTTCGAGTGATGCCGGATTGCCCGTGAGCATTGAATCCGTGGCGTTGCGATTTATGGGGTGGGTAAAATTTGTGGAGGCGAACGATCCGATTGCGGATTGGGACAAGCGCAGGCTTGAATCCTTGAGCGGTCTTCTTGCTCCAATGGCTCAAACCTATGAACGAGTTCGTCGGATGCTAGACGCCAACTGAAACAGGTCAGATGGTTGCTTGCCCTGATTTCCTTGCCGGAATTTTTTTTCGATCAGATGGGTGTTTGCGACCATTTATTTTGACCACCGCTTTGACCACTCTAGCCCTCAAACCGTGTCCTTTTGGGTCTTTTTCTGTCCTTTTGATTCCTCTTGCCTTTTTGTAAGTCCCTTGTATGGTGCATGAGTCCTGATGAGTCCTTCTACACAAAGAGACTACGGATCAGAAGGTTATAGGTTCGACTCCTATCGGCTGCACTCTCTGAACCAAAGACTTCCGTGTAGGTGACAATCAGGTTTGACCACTGCTTATGACCACTTGGAAACCTACAACAACACAACACCTGATTCAGAATACCGAAAGCGGCACTTTCTATGTGCGCGTCAAGGTGCGCGGCCAAATCGTGCGCCAGAGCCTCAAGACCAAATCCATCAGCGTTGCCAAGGCGATGCTTCCCGAAAAGCTCAAGGAGATTCGCTATTGCCTCAACGCCGCTCCAACAGCGGATGTGCAGACAATGGGCGATTGTATCGACCTTGTGATTGACGCGGCCCGCCACAAGACGGGCTTGCGCGAGCGAAGCCGCGATTACCGAGAGTTCACGATCAATCGACTTCATGCCACTTGGCCTGAGTTGAAAGAAATGAAGCCGCGAGAAGTCCAGCCTCGCGACTGCGAGGAATGGTTCAAAAGAATTTCACAAAGGTTCAGCCCTCCGCTTGCCAACAATATGCTGGGAAGCCTCCGAATGGCGTTTGACCACGCGAGGCGGGCGGGCTTGTTGTTTGCCGATCCTTCTGCCGATACAAAGAAGGTTCGCCCAAAAGCCAAAAACCTTGTGTTGCCGGACAAAGAAACCTTCAAACGCTTTGTCGAGGTTATGCGATTCCCCAACTCTAAAAAGAAGTCGTGGAAATCGGGCGCGTGTGCCGACCTTGTGGAGTTCTTGGCGTTTACAGGCGCGAGGCTGAACGAGGCGAAGAATGTGAAGTGGCGCGACATTGACGCGAGCCGAGACAGGTTGATTCTGCGCGAGACTAAAGGCGGCGTTGAACGATGGATTCCAATTATTCCTGCGTTGAAAAACCTTTTAGAACGCTTGCCAAAAAAATCTGATTTTGTCTTGCGCGTTGGCGAGGCGGAAAAGGCTATGACGAGGGCGGCGGACACAGTGGGAATGGAAAGAATCACTCACCACGATTTGCGTCACTTGTTCGCCACGACCTGCATTGAAAGCGGCGTGGACATTCCCACAGTTGCCAGTTGGCTTGGTCACAAGGATGGAGGAGTTCTTGCGCTCAAGACCTACGGACACCTGCGGGAAAGCCACTCAGTCAAGGCGGCTCAACGAGTCCAATTTTAACTCAAGCCAAGCGACCGCTTTTCCGGCATCGCCGACTTCTTCAACCGTTACGCACATATCACTGATGATTCCGTAATCTTGCAGGAGGTTCAGAATGCGCTTCTCGTCTAGCTTTTTTGCCCTGATGTAATCTTTTAAAGCCTCCATCAGAACGCGAATCGACTGATACTCCCGCACTTTTTGCAGGCATCGAACTTTGGTTTTTGAGAGTTATGGATTTGTTCCACAATCGTCATCACGATTGCCGTGGCGAATAACGCCACGGCAACAATGATTGCGAATGCCAGTTGCTTTGGCGATGGCTTATTCATCTCCAAACATTGAATCCGCTGGCGTGACCGTGATCGCCTCAATCCCGCGTTTTTGCACCGCATACAACTTTGCGTCGGTGTCATCGTCCTTGACCACATACTGCAACTTGGTCGGCACGAAGGATGCGAAGACGCCAGCTTTGGACGGCAAAGCGTTCGGGAATGCGCTTAAGTGAGCGAGATAGATTTTGGTTTCTCCAAGCACCAAGCCTCGCGGAACGGTTGCAATGCGCCGTGACACGCCGAGAGTTCGCGCCTCGTCAATAAAGTGCTTTGGCGTGGAATAAAACTTCCCGCCAATCCAAATCAATCCTGCCCGTTCCGGCAACGACTCGTCGCCAAACAAAAGGCGCGGCTGAATCCATTGGAAGCCCCGAGAAAACTTGATTCCTGCGTTGCAACAAGGGCAGACGCTTAACTCAAATGGGAAGCCTTCGGTTGGCACTTCTTGTGGGGACAAGTCCACCATGTATGTGCCGCCTTTTTTGCGGTATCCGCAACCGCGCTTGAACTCCTTGAGTGCGATGACAGGGGCCAGTGGCATCAATTCTGATGTCGTTACGATTTGTTCGTTGGTGGCTATTGCGCCACCGATTTCAATTTCTGCGTTTTTCATGTCGTGTGTGTGTGTGTTTGTTGTTGTTCGGGGGTGTCTCGCCAGACCGCTACGATCCGTGAGAAATCTATGAGTCGGCGCATGATTGGTTCGCCTCTGTCCTCGGAGAACATTTGAAGCAAAACCGCGCTCTTTGCGTTTGCCGTCCAGATGGTCGGTAGGAGTGATGCTGTGCGGTGTTCCAGCACCGCATAGAGTTCCATTTCGCCGCGATCCGTCATGCGTTGCTTGCCGAGATCGTCCAGAAACCAGATGTCGGCTTTGTAGATGGATTTGATTTGGGCTTCCGCTTCAGCCCTGCGCTTTTTGTCGTCGGAAAACTGATCGACGCACAACCGAGCAAACATTGGCGCGGAGGTTGCGGCGACTCGTTTGCCTGAGACGAGCATTCGATGGCAGATGTGGTAGGCGGCGCGGGTTTTGCCCTTGCCAGCCATGCCGACAAGCCCAAGCCCCTTTGCGCTCCACTCCCACCCGATTGCTTCATCGCGAAACGGCGCGGGAAGTCGGGACAAGTCGGTTTCTCGATACAGTGGCGGGCAGATTGCGTCAAAAGCCTCGCCAGCGCGTTTTGTTGCTTCCTCTGCCTCCTTTGCCTTCTCTTGCTCGTCGCGGCGTTTCTGGAGGCTTTCAGCGCATGAGAAACAGTATTGTTGCCGGAATACAACGCGACCATTCCACTCCACCGTTTCGGGCGTGAACTCCACGCCGCATTCGGGACAGCTAGTAACCAAAACGCTCCTTTCTGCCGCGAACGGCGGTGGATGCCTTCTTGAGCCAGCCAATGAAGCCTCTGCGATTAGCCGCTGTTCCCTTCTTGGCGCAGTAAGCGCGGAATGTCTTGAACTCGCCGTCAACATCCCTGTCGGGAAACTGACGCCGCAAGCCGTTTAGCCATTCCTCCTCGTCTGCCGGATCGCCAAACAAATCGCCGCCACTCGCGGCGACTTGCGGCGACTCGCCGTTTTCAGCCGCCGTAGTCGTAGGCGTAGTCGTAGTCGTAGTCGAAGACGAAGGCGTAGTCGTAGTCGTAGTCGTAGTCGGTAAGGGCAACCACTTCGCATCCTCTCCTTCTGGCGCAGGGAATTTTGGCTTGGAACCACGGAAACGCTGACCCCAATTGATGATTGAAAGGTATCTCCTGCCTCCGTTTTCGTAGCACGAAATCAATCCGCGCTTTTCCAACTCGCCTATCACAAAAGCGAAGTCGATGCCCTCCATGCCCCCAAGGGGGTAACAAAGTGAGCGAATCATGCGCTCCTCTGCAAACATCCGCCCGTAGTCATCGGCTTTCATTAACAGCCTAACAAACAACTGCTCGCAGGCTGGGTGAATGGCGTCGAATTTCAAGCTGTCCGTCCAATCGCGCAACATTCTATTGGGCATCAGAAACTCCCTTCTTGGTTCGGAGTTTGAGTTTCGGCCCGCTATGATCTTTTGGAACTTCCCCGCCCAATGCCCAAGGCACATTGACCTTGATTTCGAGCTTGGATGATGGAGACGCCGATGGTTGCAAGCCTAGACAAGTGATCGCCACGCTCTCGACCTCAACAGGTTTCCCTTGCACATATACGCGGATGTCGAATGGAACGCTCATGGCTTGATTTCCTCCACTTCCCAAGTGCCGCCCTTCCACTGAACCGCAAAGAAAGGGAACATATTGAACTTGCTTGCGGCGGCTTTGATTTTGACTCGCGCATCGTCGCGCCAAAAACCCTTGACCTCGTAGAACCGAAAGCTCATGTCGGCGCACAAGACCGCAAAATCAGGCGTGTAGCGGCAATTGTCGCCAATCCTCAAGGTAATGTCCTCAAAGTATCGCGCAACGAATCGCCCCTCACGAATCCCGATGTCCAACCACTGCGCGAATCGCGCCTCGGTCTTGTTCATTTCCACATTTCGGTAAGAGAGTCGTGCTATCATTTGACCCTCCAAACGCAGATGTCGCCATGCTCGGCGGCTCTGGATAACAATTTTATTTTGCCGTGTCGCCGTGCCGCAACAAACAAGCCATTCGCTTCCGCCCGTGTTGAAACAACGATGCAATCGCCAACACTCATTCGCACGATGAGTTCAATGTTTTTGCCCGCCCGATGAGTCGGAATCGGGATGTTGCGCTTGATGGGCGACACCTTGGCTTTGGCCTGAACGCGCTTTTTCATTTAACCTCCTTTCGCGACAAGGGAGCCTCGGATTCAGTCACCGTCATGCACTCTGCCCACAGTTCTTCCAACTGAACGCGAGCCGCCTTCTTGCCAATGTTTAAGCCCTTCGCCAGCGCATCAGCCGCTTTTGGAACGGAGACATCGCAACATCCAACAAACGCTTCGACGGGGATTTTGCCGTCAACAATCTCCCACGCCTTGCTGATGTCCGTAACCTTGCAAAGACGCTTCGGAGTTCCGAGTTGCCAGCCCTCAATTTCGACGCCGCTTTTCAGCGCGAGCTTCGCCAGACGCCGCCGCTCCGCGATGTATTTTTCGACTAAAGGAAAGACCTCTAATTCACGCGGAGAAATCACTGGCGCAACCGCTCCGTTAAAGACATCGGCAACATTCTTCCGTGCCGCTGGACACATGGCGAATGCTCGGCAATACGCGCACTGCTTTTCACCAGCAACAGGAGGAAGCGTTTCATCCTGCGCGTTGCGAAGCATCATTCGGAGCGTGTGCGTCCAATAGTTCAAATCGGAGATTTCAAAATCTGCCGCCGTCACGCCGAACCGAGAGTGAATGATAATTCCGCGAACCGATTCCAGCCCGTATTCTTGAGCCGCCAGAACCGCCAGAGCCGCAATTTGCGGATTCTCACTCGCGTCTGTCACTCGCTTGAATCCCGTCTTGTAATCGACAACCAATCCATGCTTGCCGACAATGTGAACAGCGTCCGGCTTTCCGCTGAATGCGGGCTTGCCGTCAATCTTCATCCACATTCTTTCTTCGCGGATTGTCCTCTCGACATCATCCGCTCCGATCTGCAAGCACCAAGCCGTGATCGCCTCGGTTTCGTGGCTCACGATCAATCGCGCCTCTGCAAAATCCTCCGCGCTTAAATCGTCGCCCTTGCCTGTTTCAATTGCCGAATGGATGCGTGTTCCGCGATCCGCAATTTCACTGCGTTCTTCTTCAATCCCCACCATCTTTTCCATGCGCCAACGCGCAGGGCAGAGCAGAAGGGCTTCGGTGTTAGAGGCAGACGGCAAGCCGCTCCGCTCATCTTCAATTAGTGTGTCGTGTGTGTGTGTGTTCATTTGATTTTTTGATGCGCTCTGCGGCGAATTTCGATGCCGCGCTCAAGCATCTTTTTTCCTTGTGAAATCAACCAATTCGCCGCGTGGTCGATCTCGTCTAATGTTGCTTCGGCAGAGAGCTTGTAGCCCTTCTGTCCGCTGATGATTTCGCCGCGAGAAGCCTCCGCCATTGCGCGAAGCTCGCGATCTCCTGTCCCTAGATGGAAACTCAACCGTTTCGCCGTCACCCAACCTTGCCCCCGCAAAGCGGAGACAAGGGGGTTTTCGGCGTTATTGTTGGTCAGGAACAATGACAGTTGCTCCGTCATCGCTTGGTTCCTCCTTTTTGAGTCGTTTCGGTGTGGCGGCTTTTGCAACAACGCGAGGAAAAGCCTCATCAATTGTAACTTCGCCGTCTTTGATGGCGGTGTGCAGACCCAAGAGAATCTTGAGTTCGTCCACGCCGATGTCCTCCTCGCCTTCGACGCCGAGAGCCGTGAACACTCGCTCTGGCGCGACATTGATTTTCGCCACCCACTCAAAAACTGCTTTGCGCCGTGTTTCGAGGGTCTTCGCGTCACCAATTGCAATGCGCTTCGCCTCGTTCTCGACAGGCTTGCACAAAGCGCGAGGAACGACCTTGAATGTCGCGTCACGCAGAGCTTTTGCGAGACACGCCTTCGCGATCACAACGCGCATTCGCTCGTCGTATGGTGTTCCATCGCGCTTGACGGTTGACTCAATGACTTCACTGGTCGCCGCAAAGTTCGCCTCTAGGTCGTGAGCATAGCCCCTCGCCCGAACGAATCTCTCCGTCTGCTCGATGAGTGTTGCTCCAACCCGAAGGTTGCCGTATGCCGCGCCAATGATTTCAGCCATGCGAACGGATAGTCCTTCGGCGTAGGTCTGCTTGCCGTTCTTCATGCCCACAGGACGCGAGTAGATGCAGGACAATGCGGTTTCCTCGTCAATCGTGACCATATCGACTGCGCGTTTCTTGAATCCCGCAAGCGTCCGAGGAAATCGGTGTGCGGTGCTGATCTGAATGTCGATTTCGGCCCTTGCCATCGCCTCAACAGCGTTTGGCGGCAGAATCTCCATTGATTTTTCTTCGACCATTGCAATCGCGGTGTCAGACACCGCAGATGCGTTTGGGGTGAATAGTTGTTGCCTCATGGTTTTTTGTGTGTTGCTTCTACTACTGGCACTTCTAGTGCCGTCGTGTGCGTTTCCCCTGCACCCTTCGGGTTGCGGGGGAAACCTTCTCGGAGGTTCGACCTGTGGCGTCCGCCACATACCTTTCGATTTCCTTTTCCGAAAAAATGTAACGCCGCGTCGAGTCAGGGAGCGGCTTTAACAATCCTCTGGCTACTAAGCGCAGAATGGTCTTTGTGGATACGCCAATCATCTCTGCTGTCTCGGTTGTGCTATACGCAATCCGCTTATTGGTGTCTGACACCCTATCTACAAAATAGAAATGTAGAGCCGACAGAATAAGATTTTCGAGGGGAATGCCGAGGGAAACAGCATCAGTTTCTAATTGGTTTTTTAGCTGGCTGGGTAGGTTTACTTGCATGGGTGTGAGGTCTAATATGATTTTCGAGGTAGGAAGCGCACGCCGCTTTAATTAAAGCAACCCTGTCCATACCCGTGCGCTTGCATTCCTCGCTAATTTCCTTTTCGAGCCACTTTTCCATAGGAACTGTGACGCGAATTTTGTTTGTGGAGCGTTGGTTTGGCATTGATTGGGGTTGATTGAAAGGTGAATCTCTCAGGTGTCACACACCTCGTCAATATTTTTTTTTAAAAAAGTTTTTTTTCTGTCGTGCGTGTGTTTTCGCATTGATCGATGTGTTGCGACATTGCGCTTCCATTGCGTTTCATTGCGTTTCATTGCGTTGTTCGCATTTCAAAATTGCGATGCGCGTTGCACAAATCGCCCTATAAAACGCTGTGCCATTGTGTCTCAATGACTTACGCAAGCGCATACCCCCCCCATAAGGAATCTTTTTGAGGACACGGAGCTAGGAGGTTCCGGCGAGGGCGCGAAGATTCAATTTGGATGAGCATTTTTTCAATGTCTCATGCGTGAGCTTGCGTAAGTTTTTGGGTGAAAAGTTACGCAAGAACTGACAACAGGCGCGAAATTGTATGGCGCGATTGATTGGATCACTACCGAAACACAAATATGTTTTCATTGATTCACGGTTCACACACGAACAGCCCTGCGGCTTTGTGGATGTTATCTGGTTCGGGCTAGTCAGTAGGCCCGGTCGAACTTGGGGGTGCAATATCCGCTTTGATTTTGGCGCAGTCTATCGCGAGTTGCCACCACACGCCATCGCGTTTCGCGAGGACGCAGAGCCGGAATGGTCGCCGGAACAAGCGCAGATGTGGGATTGCTACGGATACGAGTGGGTGGCGCATGAATACACTTACCTCCGAGGACTTCGATGCAGGGCAATGGTGGGCGGCAAGTCGTATGATGGAGACTACTTGTTCACAGTCGCTCCGATGGAAGACGGATTCAGCGACGAGCCAGAGCAGGCGAAAGAGTTTATGTTTATCGAACTCGACAACGGACGGCTAACGATTCAGCCGACGAATAGGGTTCTGTTCTTTGACCGCAGTTTTTCTTCGGACGAGCCGATGCCGCGCTTGAAAGTGCAGACCGAGAGTTGGTCTTGCGAAAACTAAAAAAAAATCCCGCCCCTGCCGAAGCAGGGACGGGATGTGCGTTTTATCAACTGCAAATGTAGCCGTGGCTATCGCAGAACTTTTTGAAGCTCGATGCCATGCCAGCTATATTTAGCTGATTGATTGCAGGTTCTTTTTTAGGAACCAACTTCGCTGACTTGCGCGGTTTAGGTTCTTTTGGCGGGCCGAGTCGCATCGCCTCTTCAAATTCGTCCAACTCTTTTTCAGTTGGCTCGTATTTGTCGATTGCGTCGATCATGGCTTGAAGGGAGGACGATCCAGTAATGCGGAATACTTTGCTCATATTTTGTAATTACCAACTTCCAACTCCGTTAAATGCCCCCTGTGCATAGAGTTCCTTATTGCTTGGAATGGAAACTCCACGCGATTCAAGTTCGGCTCGGTATTCATCTACCGCCACATAGTTGTAATGCGCTTTTGTGTGACCTCCGCAATTTGCGCCAGTAACCATCGCATTCGCGAGGCGTTCAATGATTTCCGTGTCGGAATACTGATTTAGATTTCTCATGTCGTGTGTGTGTTGTTTGGGTTGTGCGGTGCAGGGTGGCAACTTGCACACCCTGCACTCGCGGGATTTTAGTAGTCAGATTCGATGAGTTCGTCGCATTCTGATTTTTGTCTTCATGCGGTGACTGCCTTGGAAGCATCGACGAAGGCGTTGGCTATTATAACGCGCACCCCGTCTGCATCTAACCCCTTGCCCTCGTCCTGCAATCCGCTGATGTCGTCTTCACAGGATTCAATGCGCGACTTGCAATCCTCAATATCGTCTTCGTGGTCACTCAATCTTTCTTCTAAACCATCAATTCTTTCCTCAACCCGATCATTAAACAACTCCTCGCAAGAGATTTTGATTTGATCGTGAAAGAACTCATTCATGTTGATTGGCTCTTTAATCAAGTCGATTGCTTTGGCAACTTGATGTGACAGTTCACCGAGGAATGGAATGCTCGGTGTGTTGGTGTCTAATTTAACTCTCACTTCTGAGAGGACTGCGATTATGTTTTTGTGTGTTTGTATCATTTTGTCGTGTGTGTTTGCCGAGAGCATCGGCGGGGTTTGTTGATCGTCGGTTGCTCAAGCCGCCGAAATTTTTGTGATGAGAAGATTTCCGTTTTCCAAAGTTGTTATCTGCACTTTGGATTTTTTCGTGTAGCCCAAATTCTCCAGCCACTTGCCACGGATTCGGAGGATTGGATGTTCGCGCCGAGACAAATTGGAACTTGCTGGCGCGTCCCAAGTCTCGGTGTCGATTGTTGCGGTGTGAACTGGACTCATGGATGCCAAGCTCCGTTGAGTTGCCCTGCCTCGTCTATGTCGTCTTCATCCTCATCTTCGTAATGAGTCGCAGGGACAATCTTGAAACCAACTTCATCAAGCGGGACTTGCTCGCCTCGGCAGTTTCGCCAATAGCCTTGCGTCAACAGAAGCGACATCCGGCGATGCAAGATGTCGGTTGCTTCTTGAAGCGAGACGGGTTCGGGCGTGAGAGGGAAAGTAAACTCGCCCTCAACGATTGGATAGATTTCGTATAGTTGCATATTAGTAATCTGATTCAATGAGTTCGTCGCATTCGTAGTTGGAGTTGGTCAGAACCTCGTGACGGTAGCCGCGAAGTTTTTCGCCAACACATTTTGAGCAAGCGCGAGTCAGATAAATGCCTCGCGCATCGTATCGCTCTTCGGGGTCTAACCCACTGCCACAATCGCAAGTGCGATAGCGTTTGATGTAGGGGCGAACATGGATTTTGTCCCAACACCCTTTCTCTGCACAGCTTAAACAGAAGTTGTAGTTGACTCCTGCTTCTGCGGGCAGTTCTTCAACGATAACATTGCCAGCCGAATCGCAAGGGAAGGCATAACCCCCACCTTTGGTGGCAAAGTGCAAGTCAAATTCGACGACAATTAGCTCGTCAAACTCTTGCTTTTTATATGTGCGGCAGTTGGTTTCGATCTCATCAAAGATGAAATGATTGAATTGAATTAGTGAGCGAACATTAGGATTCATAGGATTGATATAATTTGTATTGATAGAATAAAAAGAAGCACGACAAGAACGAACAAGCGTCCGTAAAACTTATCCTGCTCAACACGGAGATTAAGTTTGCGTTTCATAGTCGATGCCCTGCCGCCGATTGACGGCAGGGCTTTGACTCGATGTTACTTCTTGAGGATTTCGGAGAGGCTTGTTTGCACTTCCTTGTCCTGCAACGCAGTCTTGCAAGCATCAACCACATCGGCGTGATTGAGTTTCACATCGAACTCGTCGCTCATCAGGTATTCCGCTACAACGGCGCGGACTTGTTCAAGTTGATCCTCATTCAAGGATGCAGTTGCGTTGGTGTTGTTTGTTGTTGGCTTTGCCATCGTGTGTGTTGCCATTATTTAACCTGTCGGCGCAGGGTTTTGTTTACTGCTTATGCAGGGAACCCCGAATGGGGACTGCTTTCCGCTCCGCGCACGGTGGCACGGAGCGGTGTAGCAATCACCGCGAGTTGGTGATGAGTCGGGCAATGTCGCTCGCCAGACTAATCATGTCGGGCCGAGCAATGCCCTTGTCGAAGTAGCGGCTCAACTGCTGTTGCTGTGCTAACAGAGCTTCCGGCGATATGTTTGCTACATACGCACCAACAGGGAAGATGCCGCGTGAATGAAGGGGACTGAAATCGGTTCCTTTATCACCAATGTCGCCATCGGTGAAAACAATAACCGAATCAAAGTCCTGCAACTCACTCATTTTTTGCGTGAAGAACAGGCGCATACCTTCTGATCCGCCAACCGCTTCCCAATTGATATTCTCTTCGCGGCACGGCAGAGCTTGATCGGTATAGCAACCGCGACCGCTTTGGGTGGCGTAAGCATGACACTTAATTGCGCCACTCTTTGCTAGTCGATTGAGCGCAAACAATAGAATGCGAGCATTCTTGGAAGGGTTGCCCATCATCGAACCACTAAAGTCGAAGATGGCGGCAACCTTGGGAACCCCAACAGGCAGAACTTCACGGCGCACAAACGGCTTGGCAACATTGCCGCAAGCGATGTCGCGAATGTTAAGCCGCTTGCCACTAGAGAGCGTCTTGATCTTGTCGTCGCCACGGCAACGGAAGGCGCGGCCAATTAAATTGGCAATGCCTAGCGCAATTGTCTGTTCGTCGGGATACAGTGAAGGCTTGATATGGGGGCCAGCCTTGATCGGCTCGCCGCCAGTTTCATCGCGATCCTTTGGCCCAACAAGGCGAGTCTCGTCGCGAGACAGCGCAGTGGGTGGCACGGCGGCTGGCTTGCCACTGCCCTTGCCTACGGTGGGAACATGATCGGCGTTTACAATTTCTGGCGCGATCTGGTCACCGCAATGAGAGCCTTCCACAATCTGTCCGATGCCGTTTCCTTCTGCATTGGTTTCTGGAAACAACTCCATCCAGCGTTTCAGCCACGCTTCCAAACTCATCGTGTTTGGAGTGCGAGTCACTTCGACAAAGAAGCGATAAACAAGCGTGATCGTTGTTGGCGGAATGCCGTGCGACTCGGCAACTGCTTTCATGTTATGATACAACTTCCGAGAGCGAGCCTTACCAAACGACTCAACCTTCACAGGATAAATACTGGCGCGATCTAATTGCTTCGGCAGAAGCAAATCATACCCGCCGTGATACGGCATGAACTCATGCTGAAGGAACCAGAAGAAGATACCAACAGGACTCTTTGGTTCAGCGGGTTTCTCCCAACGCAACCAACCGAACGGCTTGGTGGAAGCAACACGCTTCTTATGCTCGATCCGCGCATCCTCAAAGATATTGAGAAGGCGGAAGGAACATCCGACCCGCTTGCACATTTCATTTTGCTTAACGAAATCGCGTTCCGTTAATTCAGCGTGGCAGAACTCATGGCGAGCAATCATTTCTGCGAATGTTGACGCCGCCCGCGCAGAGCGGGTGGCAACCGATTTGTCCGCGCAATTGATATTCACGCGGATGATGTGCTTGCCGTCCTTGAACGACCAGCAACCCGTAGGAGGTTGTTCTGTCGGGTTGAGCCAGCTAAAAATTACTGGCTCTGGCAAGGCGGCTTCACTTTCCAAAGCAAGAAACTTGGTCTGGAAACGATAGCGTTGATTATTAGTTAGCATTTGAAGGCTCCTTTCGATGCGAGGGCAATGTTTTCGATTTGTGCTGTGTTAAGGCGACCATCCAAGTCGGTTCCGGCCCACATGGGGGCTACGGTCATCACGGCTTGATGATGGGCAATGGCAGTGTGAGCGGTGGCAATTTTCGCCGCACGGGTCAGTGTGCGAATGGTTGGCGCAAGGTTAATCGTGCCGAGCTTCTTCAACTCAGAAGCCTTCTGCCAAAAGGCAGTGTATTTTACAGACAACTCATTAGCCTCTGCTTCGTTTGCACTGTATTCCAACAGGACATTCTTGATGACGCGTTGGATTTCGTCCGCCGTGCAGTAAACATAGTGAAACTGCCAGCGTTCCGCCATCGCGGGATCGTCTTCACTAACATTGAACTGACCGCCGATGTTGGTCGTGGCAACGATGGACAGGTTTGCAACTGGCGCACAGAGTTCTTCTGTGTGTCGCACATCGCCTTTGCCTCCGATGACTCGCTCAGTCTTGAGCTTATACACTGGCTCTGGCCCCGTCTCGTCTGGTGACAGACAAGTAAGGAACACAGATCGTTGCGATGCTGGCACACGGAATATCTCATCGACAAGAAGGAGGACGCTCTTGCCAGCCGCCGCGAGGCGGAACGCTCTGGCAACTCCGCCGTCAGTCCAACTAAAAACATTTCCGTCAGGCAATGGCCCGCCGATGAAATCCTTTGCTTCCATTCCTGCATGGCAGGGAACTTCGACAAAGTGATCGTAGTTTTTAGCGGCAAGACGAACTCCGTAGGTCTTGCCAGCCCCCTGCTCTCCGAGAAGCAACAAAGGAATGAGTGCCGCTTTCGGAGCGCAGAATCTTTCGATCTGCTGTTGCACAACATTGGCCTTGCCGCTTGGCAGAACCGAGTTGAGTTTGCGCCGAACCTTGGCAGGAGTTGCTTCGGGTTCAGCAAGGGCGGCGGTGATGGCTTGCTTGATGGTATCAACAGCGCGGGTGGCAACCGCTTCGGATTGCTTTATAGCAGTTATATAAGCGACTTCGTTCGCTCTATCGGCGGCAATAGTAGCCATCGCGTTAATCAACGGAGCGTGTCCGGCAACCGCTCCTGCAATGGTATTGAAGGATTTGGCGTCAGAGGTCAGCGTTGAGCAGACTTCTTTGTAGTCAATATCGACTTCGCATGAAGAAACGATGCTCGCAACTAGTTCGCGCAGTTCAGGGGTATCAACTGATGTGGTTTTTAATCTAGGCATTGTCGTGTGTGTGTTGGTTGAGCAGGGTTGCGGTGGCAACCCCGCAGGGTTAGTCGATGGATGCGCCGTTGGATTCAACGAAACGCTCAATCTCGGCAATGTGAGCCAAGATCAACTTGGCTTTGCCAAGGCCGAACTGGAACGGCCATTTGGTGTCGGGGGAGGATTTAAGGACAAGCATGGGGTTGCCCTTGTAGATGTCGATTTCGGCGGTGGATGCCGCAGTAGCGGCGGGCGATTTGGTTTTCAGTTTCATTTGTTTGCATGGTTTGATTGGCCCCTCTGCACTTTTCTCTCGGCTTGGGACGAGCAGACTTGCGCTTGCAAGTTTGGCGGCATTAGCCCCTCGCAGGGTGGCAACTTTTGAGAGCCGATGAACGGCATGGTGTTTTTGCCAGCACGGTTTGCGAGGTTAGCAATAAGCGGCGGTCGGCAAGTCACAGGCACTTGCTGATGGGAAAGGTTTACCGAGTGTCGTTGCTGTCCGCAGAACCACTTGCCCTTACTGCTATCGCAGGGTGGCAAGTTTCCGGTGCAGGGTTTTTCTTGCGCCGTGTTTGCTACAACTTCTGTTTCTCGGGCTTTCCGCTCCGTTTGAGACTCCACTTACTAGGTTCGTTCGTCACACTTTGTCGCTTTCGCTCGCCGCCCATCTGGTCTGTGCTGACCTACCCGACATTCGCCTTTCGCTACTGCCACTCCTGAAGGTCTTTTTTTAGGTTCCGCACTTCGCCTTGTCGTTTCCGTCCTGCTCGTCACATTCTGGCCGTTGGCTCTGCATCGGGTTTACCCTTCGGTGCTGTGGCACTCGTTGTCGGGAGAGGGACTTGCCTCTCACCTTTCCGCTTCGTCTGTCTGTCAAAGAACTGTCCATATAATCGCAAAAACTAGGGTGTCTGTCACCCTTTTTCTCATCTTTTTTGCTTGTGTAAACCGTTGATTTATAATGCTTTATTAAAGCCGGCTGGGAATTTGCGGTGTTTGAGCAGTGTTTTTACTGCGTTTTACACACTTGCCCGGATTGATGGACGGATTTGACACTGCAAGAAAAGCGAAGCGAAAGGAGGTGAATTGACATGGCAAAAGCAAAATTGAAACCAAAGAAAAAAGTTACTGCCAAGGTTGCGGCTAAAAAGAAGCCAGCAGCAAAAGCCAAAAAGGGCGGACGCAAACCGAAGGGTGGCGGCGGCGGTGGTGGTGGCTAGTCCACCATAGGGGGCCGCGCATCCCGCACGCGGAAATTTTATCAATCAACCCAATCAAACATTATGCAAATCTGGCAGGACACCCTTGAGCTTTTAAGGGAAAAACAAAAAGAAAGCGATTCGATCACCGTAGCATTCAGCGGTGGCAAGGACAGTTTGGTGTGCCTTGATTTGTGTTCAAGGGTCTTCAAGACGGTGCATTGTTTCTTCATGCACTTCGTTCCAAATTTAAAATGCACGGAGGATGCCTTGGATTACGCAAGGGCAAGGTGGAATGTTCAAATTGTGCAGTATCCGCACTGGGTTTTAATTCGCGCACTCAAAGAAGGGATTTATTGCGACGAGGGGAAGAATGCCGAAACACTGCCGGATTGGACGCTTCGCGATGTTTACGATCTTGCTCGGACAGAAGCCGGAACAAAATACATAGTCACGGGCGCAAAGGATGCGGATTCGCTTTGGCGAAGAAGATTCTTCAACACAACGAAGGGTTGGACAGACATGGTTTACCCTATACGCAAATGGAACAAATTGGATGTCCTTGCGTATTGCAAAGTAAGGGGAATCCCTATTCCGAAAATGTCCACTGCGGCATCCGCAACAGGGGTCGATCTTTCGACGCCTTCACTACTCTTTGTTTACAAGAATTTCCCCGATGATTTTCAGCGGATACTCAAATGGTTTCCGTATGCAGAGGCAGTAATCAAACGAGAGGAAATGTATGGCTAAAAAAGACAGCAAGCAGACAGAGTTTCAAAAATTTGTCGTAGAACAGATTCACCGAAGCGAAATCAAGAACGCTCCGTATAACCCTCGCCAGATTTCCGATTATTCGCGAAAAAAACTCCGAGACAGCTTGGGAAAAGTTGGGCTTGTTCAGCCGATTTGCTGGAATAAGCGAACAGGATTCATAGTTGGCGGACATCAACGAGTCGCCGCGCTGGACGATTTGGAGCGCACGATGGACTACACGATGTCTGTCGCCGTTGTTGATGTTGATGAGAAAACAGAAAAGGAACTGAATGTTTTTCTGAACAATTCCAACGCACAAGGCGATTGGGATTTGGAAAAGCTCAACTCCCTTTTGAAAGACGCGGAAATTGAACTCGAAAACACGGGCTTTGATTTAAGCGATGTTTACCAATTGTTCGGGGAGTCTCCTGATGCGGCAGAAAACTCCGCTATTGAAGTCATGGCTGAACAACTACGGAAAGCCCGCGAAGCTAATGAACAGTTGGTAGCAGGAGCGCAAGACAACAACGACCCCGATTTTTACTGTGTCGTGGTATTTAAAAATTATGCCGCAAGGAAAGATTTCACGGACGCTCTTAGTCTGGAAGACAACCGATATATCGACGGCAGAAAACTCCAAGGACTTCTTAAAGAAGCGTCGGCTGAACAGGTCGAGAGCGATGAGGGGTAACTTCCTCTATTTTCTCGCCAGTTTGTTGCTCCCACCAATCGGCAAAAATCCTGCGATGGCAAAACTGACCCTCGGCAACCTTTTCTGGCGAAAGAGACTCGTAGCAAAGGAGAACGATCTCGCGTTTGCCTGCGGCTTTTTGGATTTGAGCAAGTTGCGACTTAAAATATGCAACGCCAGACTTGTTGAGCTTTGAAATATATTTCCGACGATACGATGCCTCACTTAAATCAAGCCAATCCTGTTCCGGCGCAAGAAAAGACGCATTGCAATCGCATTTTAAAAATCTTGGGGAACCAATAGAAGTGCGAACGAGGAAAAATTTCTTTTTATCTAGGGAGTTTGCGTGTGTGTAATAGCTTGTTTTCATGGAGCATATAAATATAGATGACGCCGGTTATTGAGTCCAGAAAAAAATGGAAGAAAAAATAGAAGGCAAAGGCGCAGAGATGGCAAGTAAGATTCTTAAAAAGAATCTGCTGAACATCATCCGCAAAGTAACGGAAGGGAAGACCCTTTCGAGTATGGAGTTATCGCAGATTCAAGGGCTTGCAGACGGCAACGAAGGAGATCAGGCATGGGCTAAAAACCAAGTTGAGTTAGCAGATATTTTAGGAGTCGAGCGGAAGACAATTCAGCGATGGCTTAAAATTAAAGGATGCCCCCAATCCAGATCAGATGGACGGTATAGCATCCCTGAATTTCGGGAGTGGGCATCGAAGACGGGGCGAAAAATTGCAGAAGATGATCCTGACGATGAGCGCAATAAACTTGAGGTTAGGAGGCTCCGAACCATTTGCGAGCGGTTAGATTTGGAACTGGAAGTTGCACGCGGCAACTACACGGCTAACGACGAAGTTTCGCGGGAGGTTTTTCGCATGGTGGCGACTGCAAAAAAGGTTTTAGAACAAATGCCAAGCACCCTTGCTCCGCAAGTTGTTGGCATGAAGGTTGCCGAGGCTGAAAAGCGAATCAAAGACCAAGTAGATGAGGTCATAAGAAAGCTACATGAAAAAAAGTGGGATTAGCCTTATTGAGAAAACGGCGCGGGAGGCGTGGCGACCTATTGACCGCCGCCCTCCGTGGGCATGGGCCGAGGACAACATTGTAATCGACAAGACATCGCCGTTTGCTGGCAAGTTTCGCGCCGACACCGCACCTTGGACAAAATCTCTGATGGAGGTGTTTTCGGATAATGCCGTTTCGGAAATCTCCGTGATGTGTTCGGCGCAGTCATCGAAAACGCAAACGATTATGATTCTGTTGGCGTGGGCGATTGCCGAAGATGCTGGCCCCGCCATGTGGGTTATGGCGGCACAGGATGAAGCAAAGACATTTTTCAGAACACGACTGTTGCCAACACTTGAAGACTGCAAGCCCGTTGCCGACCTGATGCCGAAAGAACGAGGCGGCATTCGCGGAACTGAAATCGACTTTGCCTCGATGCCTCTGATCGTAAACGGCGCAAACAGTCCTTCAAAACTGCAATCAAAGCCGATCCGATGGCTTTTTCTGGATGAAGTTCGCAACTATCCGGCAGGGGCATTGGAGATGGTTTTAAAGCGAACACGGGCATTCTGGAATGCAAGGCGCGTTATTATCTCAACGCCGGACTCGCAACACGACGAGGTTCATCAAGCCTTTTTGAGCGGGGATCAGCGGCACTTCTATGTTCAATGCCCGAAGTGCAAAGGACGCTTCCACATTCAATGGGAGCAGTTAAAGTGGGACGACAACGAACAAACCAGACCAAACGGGGTTTGGAATTTCGACAAACTTGCCCCGACGATTCACTTGGAATGCCCGAAGTGCAATCACCATATCCATGACAAGCCGCAGGATCGACGCGCCCTCGCTTTAAGTGGTGAGTGGATTGCCCACAATCCTGACGCTCCCGCAAACCGAATTAGCTTCACTTGGAATGCCATGCTTCCCCCGTGGGTTAGGTGGCGCGATTTGGTCGAGGAGTTTTTACAGGCGCACAAAAGCCTAACATGGCACGACCATGAAAAACTGAAATCATTCATCAACGAATCCCTTGGTCAACCTTGGGAGGATGCAATGAAGGACATCAAAGATTGGAAGTGGCTTGAGGAACGCAAAACCGACTACACGCTTCGTAGCACTTGGAAAGATGAGAAACGAAGGTTCTTGTCAGTCGATGTGCAGAAAGACCACTTGGTTTACCTGTGTCGGGCTTGGGGCAACGGAGGGACAAGCAGACTTGTTGACTACGGGCGCGTGTGGAATTGGGACGAGTTGCGGCAGTTGATTGTCGATCTTGGCGTGGACAACGATGATGTTGTGATTGATACGGGCTACAACGCCACGGTTGTTTATCAGGAAATCGTCAAAAGCGAACACAAGTGGAAGGCATTCAAGGGAGACGGAGTGCAGGCTTATTCTCACGATGGGGTTCGCCGATGCTGGACGAGTTCACGGGCAGACCCCGCAATCGGAACTTCTCTGCAAGGAAAACTCAAGCCTGTTAAGCTGTTTCTTTGGGCTAACCATTTGACTAAAGACATTCTGTTGCAACACATGAGAGGACTCGCTTCATCGTGGGAAATTCCAGCCGACATATCGCAACAATATCTCGATGAAGTTACCGCCGAAATCCGCGAAGAACGGGTGGATGCCAAGGGACGAGTGAGCTACGAATGGCTTCAAATCCGCAAAGACAACCACGCTTTTGACTGCGAGTGCATGAATCTTGTGGCGGCAATGATAACGAAGATTGCCGTAAGCGAGCCAACGGCTGTTGACAGGGAGGGCAATTAGTATGCCTGCCGACCACTTGCTGATTTACCGATCTTTTTCCGTTGATGAATTAGAGGTTGAAATCGAAACCTTAAAAATAAAATACCGCTCTGAATTTACAAACAATAGCGGTGGAGGAATTACCGCAAGCAGGGACATTCAATTTGTGGCTGAAAAACTAGAGGCGGCGACCAAAGCCTTAAATGAAAAACGCCGCAAAAGGACATACAAAACCCTTGCCTCATTTCGTATATGAAGCCGAAAACAAATTTCATCGACAAACTACTTGAGATTGTCAATCCGGCGGCGGCTGTTCGCAGGCTGAAAGCCAAAGAAATGCTGACAGAATTTCGCTATGAGGGCGCAATGCCTTCGCGAGATAGGCAACTCGTTGGGATGCACGATACCATTTCCAGCGAAAACCATTCATCTGCTCGCGATAGGGTGCAACTCATGGCCGAATCTCGCGACCTGATGCAAAACAGTCCGCTTGTGCGGGGTCTGTTGATGGAGCTTGCAACCTACACTTTTGGAACAATTCGCTACCAAGCGCGAACAGGAAATCCAAACCGTGATACCGAATACGAAGAAGCGTGGGAGACTTGGTGCAAAAAAGCAGACTTTTCGGGAAGACACAATTTTGCCTCAATGGTGCGTCTTGCATTTATCGCAATGCTTCGCGATGGCGATTGCGGGCTTGTAAAGCGCATGAGCGGAGCCGATTTCAGGCTTCAACTTATTGAAGCTGACAGAATCGGGCGACCTCACGAAAACTGGATGACTAATACTGACGAGTTAGACAGCTATTTTAGCGGCGTCATTGTAAACCCAAAGACGGGCGAGCCTAAAGCCTACCGTATTTTTCGCAGAACAAGAGAGGGGATGTATGTCGATCCGATTGATGTTCCTGCAAATCAATTCTTGCACATCTTTGATCCGTTGCGAATTGACCAATATCGCGGCATAACCGCTCTGGACACCGCAATTCCAACCTGCCGCGACATCTATGACATTTTGCGGTATGAGAAGTTTGCAGTTAAGTGGAACAGCAGCAACACCGCGATTGTGGAACGAAAAGGCGGCGAGCCGGACGAGTGGGCAACAACAACAGATTCACGCGGGAACAAAATTGAAGAAGTCAATTACGGGGCGATCAATTATTTCCACGAAGGCGAAAGCATCAAGCCGTTCCAAACAGCAAGACCTAACGCAACATTTGAGGCGTTTATTGAACAACTGGAACGGCAGGTTTGCCTTGCTCTGCAAATTCCATACGGCTTTTTTGTAAACTCGAAAGATAGCGGAGGCGTTACGGGTCGTCTTGAAAGCCAAAAGGCGCGGCGAGCCTGCGCTAGATACCAACAACTCGTTACTGAAAATGTTCTCGATCCAATCAAGGACAGCTTCTTTGCGTGGGCGATCTCAAACAACTACATCAAAGCGATTAAAAACTGGCGCGTGGGGCGTTGGCAGTTTTCGGCATGGCCGACTGCCGATATAGGGCGCGAGAGCGCGGCTAACATTGAAGAACACAAGCTGGGATTAAAAACCGCTTCGGACATTTACGCGGAACAGGGAAAGGATTGGGAGGAGGAGTTTGAACAACTCGCTCGCGAACAACAGACCCTCGACAGACTTTCAAAAGAATACGGAATTTCGCTTGATAGGTTGTCGCAACGCAATCCTAACCCGACACAGGAACAGCAAGCGGAAGAAGCCCCTGCCCCGCCAGAAGTAAAAAAAAAAGTAAACAAACAGGCTCTCTCTGAACTTTGTGACAAGCACATATTAGAGTTTAACTGCGGGACAGGAGCGGGGGGCTTTAAGTCGGGTAACAAGTGCGCGGGTGGCGGTGGCGGTGGTGGAAACAAAAAAGTTTCAAAAAAGAAAACCGTCAGAGCTAAAATAAAAGTTAAAAAGAAGCTCAAGCCGGAATCAAAACTGCTCCGAGCCATAGCTAAATACTATGGTTTTGATTGGTGGAAAGATCAGGGCATAGATTGGGACGATGAGAAAAACACAAAACTTTTTGAGAACTTCAATAGACTCGTAGAAGAATGGAACTCTCAATCTAATAGTGCCGCTACCGCGCCATTGCATCTAGCGGCGCAAAAATTATATGGCGCAAAACTTACATCGTTCCAAAAAAAATTGATTGCGAAGTATAAAAAAAATCCCAAAAAAAACAAAGCGGCTGAAGAAGTGGCTTCTATGAGCTACAAATTAACGCAAGCACGGTTGAAGGAAATTGGAGTCACAAGCTCAATAACACTGTATCGGGGCGTTACAAATAATGCGTTTTCTGGAGGAGGCCCAAAAGCGGGACAAAAATGGCAAGGGAACGCTTTGTCTTCTTGGTCATTATCAAAAGGCATAGCAGAGGCGTTTGGAGAACGCGTGATTGAAGCCAAAATTAAACCCAAAGACATATTTTCTTTTGCCTCTTTAGGATTCGGTATGGAGGAAGAAAGCGAGGTTGTTGTCATGTCATCAAATCCAATAAAAATAGAAAATGTATTTGATGGCGAATCCGCTCGCGATAAGCACCAACCACCAAAAAAATGGTGGGGAAGCGAAAACAGCGATTTTGCCGACGAGATCATAATTGAAGAAACAGAAGACGATTGCGATTGGATTAAATATAGAAAAAAAGCCCAACAGCTTTCGGAGTTCAACTGCGGAACGGGAGCAGGCGGCTTTAAGTCGGGCAACAAGTGCGCGGGTGGCGGCGGAGGCGATCAGAAGAAAATTATTGCCACAATCAAGTCCAAACGCGCCAAAGAGAACTACACAGCGCAATCCTCGGCGGCAATTTTGGAATCCAAAAACATCGAGAAGACCCTCGCTCGCGTTTTAAATGCAAAAATCATGGAAATGCAGGTTGACGCTAAAGACGGGAAATCAAGGTGGAACCCAAGCGACCTTCATGTGCGGGCGTCTATTAACGGAAAATCCCGCTTGGTGTTAGCCGAAGTGAAGGGCATTGGGATTGGCGGCGTAGAAATCAAAGAACTCAAAGCCACTTCCAGAAAAGAATGCCGCCAACGCAAACACAAGGAATCAACAAAATTAAAAGCTCCGACCATGACAATTGTTGTCGATGCCAGAAAAATAAAACGGCTCGCAAACGGTGGAGTCCGCATTCCGGTAAATGATAAAATTGTTTATGTCTTTAAGGGGGTTGGCAGTCCGCGAATCCGCAGTCAAAAAGACAGAAACGCCGTTCCGCGAGGCGCGGCTATTGGCAGAACCTCTTTGAGCAAACTGCGCGAAAAAATTTCCGAGTGGAATCAACTTGCGTGGGCTGGCGACGACGAGGAAAATTATAGGTTCCAACCTTAAATTATGTATTACATCGCTGACGAAAACACCGACGAAAACCGCCCTAGACCAGAAGACTACGAAGGGGCTGATGTTGACCTTCTCGCGGAGATTGGCCCAGCATCGTATTGTTACGAACTGATGGAGAACGATTCAGTTCCAGCTTGGAAATCTTTTGTAACTTCAGGGAAGGCGGAAGCCGAGCAAGTCGAACAAATGATAAAAGAATGCCCGATGCTTCCCCTCCCCTCTGATTACACCCAACGCCTAGCCGAACGGCTTAAACTCGCCGTTCCTCCTATTTATGTCGCCCAATAAAAAGAAGCCCTGCTGTTGCATGAAAAAGGTCAACGACCTTTATCAAAATCACATCGCTAACTTTTGCGAAGCCGAACACGGCTATTCCGAAGATGTTTCGGACGAAGTAGAATTAGGCGAGGCACAAAAGAAACTCAATAAGCCCTTCCGCACTCCCAAAGGCCCGAAAAAATTCTCGGTGTATGTAAAGAACGACAAGGGGAATATCGTTAAGGTCAACTTTGGCGATCCAAACATGAGCATCAAACGGGACGATCCTAACGCCCGAAAGAATTTTCGCTCGCGGCACAATTGCTCAAGCCCCGGCCCCAAGTGGAAAGCACGGTATTGGTCGTGCAAGTTTTGGAGCAAAATGGCAGTTTCTAAAATGGTCTAAATTGACATCATGGATAGGGCATGAAGAACTTGCCCTTTCTGTGCTTTGCCGAATCTGGCGAAATTGATTTTGACGCCGGAATTATTCGCAATGTTTCCGTAATGACCAAAGGCCCAGCACGGGGGCATGAGTTGATGATTGACGACACGACCTTGGAGCAAGTGTTGTCGGCGGCAAACGAGTTTCAAAACGGCGTAAAAGTCAAAGTCGATCACGGCGGCGGCGTATTTAGCATCGTTGGAAGCGTTAAAAACTTCCGCATCGAGGGTGACAAGCTCAAGGCCGATCTGCATTTGTTGAAAACCGCAGAAAAAGTGGCGCACATCTTGGAACTTGCCCGCGAACTGCCAGACACTTTCGGGATGTCTGTAAGCATTCATGGTCAACATGAAACAAAAGACGGAGAAACATACGCCCGTTGCTCTAGGATTCGCAGTTGCGACATCGTAACCGATCCAGCCGCAAATCCAGATGGTCTTTTGAGCGAGGTATTAGTTGACACTAAAAACAATGTTTGTATGGGCGACACAAAAAACCAACCTGAACCTGAAAAAGAGGAAGAAATTAAAATGAAAGATTGGCAAACCAAAACTGATGAATGGCGCGAAAACAGCGAAAAGCGTTTTGCGAGCCTTGAGTCGTTGCTTGGCGAAATTAAGCGAGCAATGGTTAAAGAGGAAGACGACGAGGAAATGAGCGATGCTTTGTCGAAGGATGATTTTTCATCCAAGATGAGCGAGCTTGACGCCAAGTTTGAAGCTCTTTCCGAAACTCTCAAAAGCATTTCAAACAACGCGACACCTGCGGCAAACAACGAGTTTTCGCAGGCTTCCGCTCCAAAAGATTTCAGCGAAGCGGTTGCGGCGGTTGTTCGCCAAAACGCTGGCTTGAAACAAACCGAGGCAATCAAGCTGGCTGAAAAACAGTTCCCCGAACTGCGTAAAGCTGACCTCATTTCCAAAGGACTTCAACTAATCTAAATATGCAAAATAATACTGGATACCGTAATTTTGTGTCCTCTGCGGCACTTACCAAGGGAACTCGCGTCATGCTTGACGCTAACGGCAATGTGATCGCCGCCGACGCGGACGACTCCAAACACATCGGCGTTGTTGAACGGGATTGCAATAGCGGCGAAGCCGTTGCGATCAAGCTCCACAATGCTAGTGGAACTTTTGAAGTGATTGCCAACGGCTCTGTGACAGTCGGCGCACTTCTCTATCCTGCAACTAGCGGGAAAGTTTCATCCACTCAAAGCGCAAACAAGCACCCGCTCTATCGCGCACTCCACGCCGTCTCAACCGACGACTTCGTGGAAGCGGTTGCAATCAACGGAAAAACTCAAGCCTAATTTTAAGCCATGTATAGCAATACTAACGCAATCATCCGTAGCGACATCAACACCTTCGTCATTGAGGCGGCAGGCATTGAGAGTCTGCTGGTCGCTCCTCGTATCTTCGGAGTTTATAGCTCCCCAACCCGCACGGGCATTTACCCACGCATTCGCACCGCGTTGGGCAACTTGCTCAAATCTAAAGACGGTCATGCCGACTTTACACTTCGCGGGCCTGATGGAAGCTATAACGAAACTAGCCGCGCTCACGAACAGGACACCTTTGAAACTGTTGATCGTGGTCTTGAGGAGCGCATTGACGATGCTTACGCTCGCGATTACTCCCGCTTCTTCGATGCCGAGGTTATCACCGCGCAGATGGTTCTTCGCCAAATGCGACTTGCAATGGAGGTTCGTGCCGCGAATGTCCTTTACGATCCTGCCAACTTCACCACAACCAACACAACGGTTGCTTATAGTGAAGCTAATCTGGCTACCATCGACCTTGCGCGTGATGTGAACGAAGCCCTTGATCGTCTTACTGGCAAAGGCATCGCTCCTAACACGATGGTTTTGAATCTTGGCCTTTGGAACCGCTTGCGCCGTTCCGCCAAGTTGCAAACCTACATCTTCGGCAACTTGCCTTCTGGTCAGCAACGCTTGGTGAACCCCGGCGACATTGCTTCCGTTTTCGGAATCGCCAATGTCATCATTGCCGCCGCCAAACACGATACTGCCAGCAAGAACAAGGGGCCAAACCTTGAACACATCTGGAACGATGATTATATCTGGATCGGCACAACTGGAAGCGGTGACTTTGCCGCTGGCGGCGCAGTCCGTCAGATTGTATGGACAGGCGATGCTCCCGACCTCTTTGTGACTGAAACCTATCGGAACGAAGCTCGTCGCGGCGACATGGTTCGCGTGCGTCAGCATTCGGCTGAAAAGGTTATTGATTCAACGGCGGGTGAACTTCTAGCAACACAGGTATAATAATACTGGCGGTGTTGGTGTAACAAAAGCCCTGCCCTAAAAAGGCAGGGCTTTTTCTTCTTATGGATAAAGACCTCTTAAACACAATGATGGACGGTTTTAACGAATCGCTTCGGCTCGTTGGACAGTCTATTTTAATCAACGGCATCGAAGTTTTTGGAACCGTGAACGACAACACGGGAACGGTAAAACTTGTAAAAGGCGGATTTGAACAACAGGAGGTTACAGAAATTGTAATTCATCGCGACTGTTACGAGTCTAGCGTTTTGCTTGTGCCAAAAGCTCAAGTTACTATCGAAGTCGGCAATGTGAAATACTTGCTCGACGGAGTGCGATCCAACCTTGCAACCCCATTTGTCACGCTGGAATGCGTGCGTCACAGAAAATGAATGCCGGACTAATTGAAAAAGCGTTTGAGGCGGCGTTGGAGACTGCTGTTCCTGCTCTGCACATTGCAAAAATGGCGGACGAAACAACAACGCCAAACGACACTTCGTTCGCCGTTGTTGCCTGCGAGCGGTGCGAAAATGTTGTTGGCAGTCTTTGGAAGGCGACTGTCCGCGTTATTGTTACATCCCCTGCCCCAAGCGTGAGCCTAGATGCCCACGGCACAGCAGTTACAAACATCGTCAATGCCGTTCATAGTTCCGCAATTTTCACAGACTATAACGCCGCCGCTGTTGGACACGCCTCGGCTGGCGGGAAAATTTTGGATGTGGATTTAGGGATTGAGGAGAACAACTACACTCACACAATTACAATTTTGCTTGGGATTGTGAGAAGTTGACACCGCACTTCTTACTAGAATGTGCAACACAGATTTTTTAAAGCCGCTTGGCGAAATTAAAGGCGTTACGCAAGTCGATATTGGCGAATGCTGGGCCGTTCGCGGTTATTGCAGTTGCAAGCCAGAGGTCATTGAAGCCTTTAAGCCAAATTGCGAATGGTGGTATTACCGCATTTCGTATTCTCAAAACGGAAAATTTTTCTTCCAAGCAAATGTTAAAAAAACCGCCGCAATTGTGTCGGTTCCACTAAAAGAAACAACCTTAACACCTGAATAATATGGCAGCAATCGGGATTACATTTTCAATTACGGGCGCACCATCAAGTGCCGCAGTCCAAGAAGTAACGGAAGAAGATTCCGTTGAACTTAAAGAGCTTAAAGACTACACAGGCTCTATCAAAGAGGCAAAAACTCTAAAATACTCTACAAAAACTCGGACAATTCGTGGCTATGGAGACGGGAAAAGCATTCTGTCTTCGCTTGCCGCTGGAAACATAACTTCTTCCAAGGTTGTTTCAGCAAAAGTTACCGAGTCGGTAGATGATTTTCCACAATTTGAAGTAACAACCAAAGAATACCCTGCTGTTTAATATGGCCGCCACATCCTTTACCTTCGGTCTTTCTAGTGCCACTGGCTTTACGCAATCTGTCGAAGTTAGCGGCAAGATGGAAGAAAAACTTATTGTTGATAAAGACGGAACATTTGCACAAGCCTATTGCTACAATCCAACTTACGATATTTCTGTAAGTGGAGTCGGCTCTAATCCTGCATCAATCGCCGCTACATCTTTAAGTGTCATTACGGCAAGCAACTTTGGAGCGTCTGTTGTTATTATTACGGGCGTTACTGAAACCCAAAAAGCCGACGACTTCCCTTCATTTTCTATTACTGCCAAGGGCTACAAATCCGGCGTAACAGTAGGATAAATTTATGCGCTAACTGCATAACAACCCACAATCAAATCAATCAACCACAATCAAATGCTTAACGAGCAAATCCATATCATCAAAGACGAAAATACCCCGCCACTAAAATCCCAAAACACATGGCTAGTGGCGGGGATGTGCGTAAGCGGCATACCGCTTCGGGATCAAGGCTACAACGACACTGTAGAGGTTCTTTCAAACGGAGAAACCAAACGCACAACGGCATGGCTTCCATCAAGTGAACTTGCCACTTTTACTCCGATCAAACAGGAGGAGAAAATTGACGCCGCTGAATTTGCGCGGCGTTTCCTTTCAAAAGAATGGTGCGAGGCAAACGCAGATCATCCCATCGCTTATCTGCGGTTTTTTATGGAGACTTACCAAAACCTACGCGCATTTGTCCGCGACAGAAAGCCTTCTGCTTTAATCCGCCGTGGAGGTCGCTTCGCTATTATTTCCCCTGATGCAACGGAAAAAGAACGCGAGAAAATGCTTTCCCTGATATGAGCGACGAAAAAGATCAGTTTAAGGCGGACAGAACCGCGCAACTAGAAGATGAATTTGTTAAGCCAATGCCGATGGCTGGCGGCAAGTTGTTACATCCGTTCTCTGGCGGTCGGCGACTTCTTTTGAAGCGGCTTAAAAACGAACTTCTCACGGGCAAAAACCTTGAAGAAATGGAGAATCCAGATTTTGCCACGCTGGAATTTTTGTATTTGCACACATTGACGCCAGAAGCGGCTTCTAAAGCCGTGTATGGGGACAGGGAAAAGTGGGAAATGGCCGTTTACGAATTTGCCTGCCATTGCACACCGCAACTGAACGACGAAATCGCGGCGGTATTGGATATTCTTGCAAGGGCTAAAATTGCGGATGTCGATATTGAACAGAAACCTCAGAAGCATCAATCCGATGACCCCTCACCACCCCCAAACTAATAGAGCCAACATGGATCGCGGCGGCGGTCTTCATGTTGGCTAAAGAAACAGGGTGGAGCGAACATTTTATTTTATGGGAATTACCGCTTCACAGACTGCATCAATACTATCACGCCGCACTTCGGGCGTGTGATGTTTGGACGGTTATTCCGTTACCGCCAAGCAAAGAATCAGCAAACACCACAATAGATGCGATCAATCGACTTTGGGAAGCTGACAATTCAGCAATAGATGATGACTGCGACTATTAAAGCCGACATGAAGCCGATGCGGGATGCCCTGCGTCTGTATATGCAGTATAGTCGCCGCAGTTTGCCGGAAATCCTAAAAAAACAAGCCGCCATGCTGATTTCTGGCGCAAAGGGAGTGAACGGTTTGTTTCAAGAAGCGAGGAGTCACGCTTTTGAAGTTCGCAACGAAATTCGTTCCTTGCCAAAGAAATTGAACTGGAGAATCAAAAGAACATCTGGAAGCGCAATGGCTGAAATCCGCAGGCGTTTGCAATACGCTGGCTGGGTGCAATCGACAGGGTGGTTCAATGTTCGCTACGGCAGAACAATCAAAACAGGCGCACCAAAAAGACTGCAAGCCGTAAGAAACCCTCGCGGCGTTGTGATCGAAAATCTTACCGGCCCCTCCCCTTACATCATTCTGCGAAACAGAACTCCTAACGCGGGAGAATACGCCAAAAAAACAGGGTATGTTGATCGCGCAATTAAAAACCGAGCCGCCGACTTGCTGGTTTATGTGCGAAGGAAACAACAAGAAGCAATAGCAAAGGCAAAAATAAAGAAATGAGCCAAGCCACAGTCACATTAGCACTTAACGCCAGCCAGTTTGACGCCGCATTGCAAGCGGCACAAAAAAACCTACAAGCGTTTGCAGGGAAGATAGGCTCGTCATTTTCCGGCTCACTTGTCGGGCAACTTGGAGGCATTGCGGCAGGCGTTGTTGGGGTTGGCGCGGCGTTTGCCACTTTGCAACGCTCACTCGCTGGCGGAGTTCAGTTAAACGCGCAGTTAGAACAAACCAGAATCTCAGTTGCCACGCTCTTAAATCAATTCGACGGATCGCGATTTGCCGATTTCAACGACCGCATGAGAGAGTCCGACAAGATTCTCAAAAGCCTGCGTGAAAAAGGACTCTACGCCGAAGCGACTTTTGCCCAGCTATCAGACACGCTTCAAATGACGGCTGGCGGAATGTTTACCGCTGGCATCAAAGACGGCGAGAAACAGGTCGATATGATTGTCGCCGTCTCGCAGGCACTCGCGGCACTTGGCGGCGATCAGGCAAATCTAGCATCTGAACTCCGATCTCTTACAACTGGAAATGTCGATGGATGGCATCGCGTGGCAAAAGCCATTGGCATGAGCGGAGAACAACTGCGGAAAGCGCAGGCAGACGGCACGCTCTTTGAATCCGTTATGGCTAAAATGAAGCCTATTCTTGTCGATGCAGGGCAAGGCATGGGGACATTTCAAAGCCAAATGACAATCCTTCAAGAAAACCTCGACAATCTTAAAACCGATTTGGCGCAACCGATGTTTGAGGCTTTCAAAGCAGGCTTGCAAGAAATCAACGGGGCGTTTTCAGGCGACCAGTTAAAAGAGGGGTTAAGCGGCGTTGCGTCTGAATTTGGAAGGATTGCGGCAACTGCAATGTCGATGGCGGCGGAAGTCTTGAAAGCATTGCCAGCTATCATTCAAGTGGGGTCAACGCTGATGAGCGCACTCGTTCCGGCATTGGTGGCGGTTGGATACGCAAAACTAACTGCGTCAGCAAAGGCTCAAACGCTAAACACTAGCTTGATGACTCTTGGGCAAACAGGAATCGCTTCTGCGAGCCGCGCATGGCAGACCTTTCAATACAATATGCTCTTTACCCCGACAGTTACAGGGAAGGTCATTCAATCGTTTCGGTTGATGTCTGTGAGCATAATGGGAGGCTTGAAGGCTATGGCGGCGTCTGCGGCGGGAGCTTTTAAGGCTATGGCGGCAAGCGGGCAGTTGGCGGCACTAGCAATTCAAGGCGCATTAGCGGGAGTCACCTTTGCCTTCACAAAGGCAATGGAGTGGGCGAACGAGAAAAATCAGACTACGGACGAACAGCAGTCGATAATGAAAGAAGGGACAACGGCTTTCAAGAGCAACATAAATCGTGTCAGCAAGGTTGGCTCGGAAAAAGAAAAAGAGGAAATCAAAAGCGACCTTGGCAAACAACGCGAAGAAATTCGCGATAAAATGCAAGAGGTAGCATCCAGCGATAAAAGCGATTCAAACAAGGGCGTTTTGCTTGAGCAATATCAACGCGAGCTTCAAGCGATTGATATGGTGGAAAAGAGTTTGGACAAGGTAACTGCGGCGAGAATGCGGCAAAACCTTTTGGCAAAAGAAGCCGCCGCCCAAGCCGAAAAAGAAGCCGCCGAGATTGAAAAACTGCGCGACAAGGTTAAGGACGCCAACAAGGACTTGGGCGACTCGCAGGAAAAAAGCCGTTTTGAAAGCCTTGGGGATTCGGAAAAAGGAATATCCAAAGCCGAGGCGCAAAGGGGCGACCTTTTCAAACAGGCGTTTGGGAACTCTTATTCTTTGGACAGCGGGACAAGCGAAAATCAAGAGCTAGACAAGCAGATTGGATCGTTGCAGTCAAAATTCGACAATAACACCGCAACGCAATACGAGGCGGAACGCTTGTTAAAACTCATCGGCATTAAAAAAGACCTTATCGGGATTGAAAAAGAACTCGGAAAGGAAAAGCAACAACAAGCCGCCAATCTTGCCAAGTTCGACAATCAAATTGCTGAAAAACAAGCGACATCCAACGCCAAGTCTTCCGGCGACATTAACAAGGTCAATGCCGTAGAGGACGAGCAAAAGAAGCAGGACATGGCAAGTCAGTTGGTCAAAGACACGGGCATTACTTTTCAAGACGCAATAGCGAGGGCTGAAAAAATGCTGTCTTTTGATAGGGCGCAAAGAGAAAAAGACTTGGCCGACAAGCGATCAGAAAACGAAAAGGGAATTAAGGTTAAGGAACTGCGAGCGGCGGGGAAGGATAAAGAAGCCGACAAGATCGAAGAAACTCAAAAGCGCGACAAAATTTTCGAGGAGCAAAAAGGTTTGGGATACTCGCCCAAACAGGCGATGCAGAATGCCAACCAACAGGTAGCCCTTGATAAAGCCCTTGCGGAGCTTCCCAAGGCCAACCAACGCTCCGAAAACGAGCGAGACATTCAAATTAAAGAAGCAAAGGTTAAAGGCGACTCAAAAAAAGTCACCGAACTTGAAGACAACAAGAAGCGTGAAAAGCTAGTCAAGGAACAGAAGGACATGGGCTATGGCGACAAGGAAGCCAAGCAAAATGCAGACAAGATCATGTCCCTTGATAAAATTTTAGAGCAAAGGCAAAACGATAAAAAAGGCCCGCTCGCCGTGTCCTCAACAATGTCCGTTGGCGGCGGCGGCGTTTCTGTGGGAGTTGGCGGCGGCTTGCTGGATGAAAATAAAAAGCAAACTCGCCTGCTACAACAAATTGCAAACGCAATTGCTAACCCTAGAATGCCTTCGCGCTCTACAAGTATGCAACCAATCAACCCTTGGGAGTCTAATTCGTAATGGCTAACGGATGGCATCAATTGTCGCTTCGTAAGTCTTTTGACCAAAAAAACGGGCAAACTCGCGTCACCGAAGTTTGGCATAAAAAAACCACTAGCTTTTCAAATATCGACGCGAGCAACGCAAATGCGTTTGATCGTTCTTCGTCTTACGAAAAAGGATACCACACTTACACGGAAAGCTATTATGTGGATATTCCTGCAAGCGGACAGGTTTCTATCCGTGCTGGGGTTGCCGAGGAGCCAATCGAAACGCATCCTATGTTTCACAAGGGGCCATTCATTATTGCTAACGACGAATGGGAAAAGTATCGCAAGTGGTTGGGTGATCCTTCTAGTTGGTCGCCAGATCAAGGAACGGCAAATTTTAAAAAACTATGGGAACTCAAGAAGAAAGGCATTGATAGCTATTTGGCGGCAACTTGCGAGGCAAGCATTACAAAATTTGAAAGCTCTCCCGCAGATTCAACAGATGTCGGGACGATTCAGGGTGATGGGGAAT